AGAGCTGGAGATGATGACGGGAATTGGTCTATTAGTCATAGACTGTACAAAGATATCCAAGAACTACTCGCCCAACCTCAGCAAGAACCTGCGGCTTGGATGTATGATTGGGAAGATACGATACAGAAAGTGACTATGCAAAATCGTATGACCAAAATCAAATCTATTAGTGAAAGACCCGAAGCTTTTAATGTCCGACCACTCTACGCAGCACCTCAAAAACGTGAGCCTTTGAGTCATGATCTTATTAATGAGTGCATGGAAAATTCAGATTCGTTTGGATTTAACGGAGATGTATATATAGCAGACGGAGATAATGCTTTTGAAAACTTTGCTAGAGCAATAGAGAAAGCACACGGTATAGGAGTAGATGATGAGTAAGATAAAGTTTTTAACTGAAAAGTACGGAATAACAGCTCTAAGCAATGACAATTTAGAATTGTTTATCTCTGAGATATATAACGATGGCTATCAAGCTGGTAAAGGTAAAGATAAGACAGAGTTACGCGACCACTTTGCAGGGTTGGCGATGCAGACACTACCTAAAAACATTCCTGAAATGGAAACTTTAGCGAGAATGTCTTATGTAATGGCCGATGCCATGATAGCAGAACGCAACAAGCACATGAAAGAACGCCATGAGGAATTATTATGCCAGCCGAATGGGTAACAGTTGATGTGTTCTCAGATCATACGGGAATCAATCGCGAGGAGGCGCAAAATAAATGTAGAGCGAATGAATGGCCTGAAGGGATAGCTTGGGTGTACTATTCTGATCGGATAAGGCTTATTAATTTGGAATGGTGGAACAGAAAATGGCAAGAAATGGCGAGGGTGTCCGCAAAGCAACAGAAAATAGTATCGAAATCGAGTTCACCTATCAATCTAAGCGATGCCGCGAACGCATCAAATGTAAGGCAACTGATGCAAACATTAGAAAGATAAAGCTGTTTCGTGAAAACATTATTAATGAAATTGAGTCTGGAATATTTGACTATCAAGCCACCTTTCCAGATTCAAAAAAAATAAATAATTTTATCAAAGTAGAAAAAAAGTTATTAATTGCCGATTGTCTTAATACTTGGCTTGATGAAAAAGAAAAACAAACCAAAGCCAGCACTTACAATACCTATAGAAAAGTTATCGCCATCCTGATTCCTGTATTTGGAAAGATAGCACCCGAAGATATAAAAAAGTCTGACGTTAAAGCCTGGTGTAAAACTTTAACCTGTGGCAATAAGCGCATAAAAGGGCTTGTACTACCATTGATTGCATCCATCCAGTTAGCCGTTGATGATGAATTGATTGAAGCTAATCCGTTGTATGGTTTTAAATTCAAACTCATTGAGGAAATAAAAGAAGATACTGCTGATCCGTTAAGCAAAGAGGAGGCAGAGATACTGCTATCTAATTTGAATGGTCAATATAAAAACTTAGTGCAATTCGCCCTATGGACAGGGCTGAGAACAAGTGAATTAATCGCGGTGCAATGGGGTGACATTGATTTTATTCGCAGCACCATGATGGTAAGACGCGCTAAAACGCAAGCCTCCAAGAAAGATGAAACCACCAAAACCAAAACAGGCACGCGAGAAGTAAAGTTATTAGCGCCTACCTTGTCCGCGTTAGCCAATCAAAAAGCATTTACTTTTCTATCCGGTAAGCACATTTTTATTAATGAACTGACTGGAAAACCATTCGATGGTAATTATCAACTATGGACAGCGTGGAAGCGTGCGTTATTGCGTTCGGGTATTCGTTATCGTAACCCCTACCAAACGAGGCATACTTATGCTTCATGGATGTTATCAGCCGGTGAGTCATTGCCTTGGATCTCAAAACAAATGGGTCACTCCAGCATCACCATTACCACCAAACATTATGCCCGTTATTTATCAGATAGCCATCCCGACGCGGGCAACTTAGCCGTCGATTTATTCAGTAAAAAAGCCTGAAAAAAAACAGACATTAAAACGTACATTAATTGGTTTTGTTGGCATTATACAAGCCATTTAATGTACGTTTCTTAACGGAGGCACTGGTGTTAAAGGCATCCAAGGGAACTGTAAGCTCCCTTTCCTAGCTTGTTATGTAAGGGTTAATTTTAAAAACAGACATAAAAACGTACATTAACGGTAATTTCTTAACATTTCAGCCATTAAAACTACGCTATATATTAAAGAGTAGCCGCAGCAATAAACATCGAATCAATCTCTGTTTCGGTCTTGCCCAAAGCCGTCAGCACCGCATCAACAAGCGGATGACTTCTTTCAACCGTTGTCGAATAATCCCACCATATTCGATTCTCTGGTGTCGTGATTGCCGCTTCGACTTCGTCCAGTAGTCCAGCATCTAAAAGCGAAAGGCGTGCTTGTCGCATTGTCAGCGTTGGGATAATGACAAGTGGAATATCGGCAGGTTCGGGGGTGTTGCCTTCTGCAAGCCAAGCGAGGTATTGTTGATAGTCTGTGTTACCTTCGGCTAAAGGGATAGTGGCTTCATCAATTAATCGAATAACAGCGTTGTAATTAGTTAATTTATACATTTATAACTCCGCTACTTGTTGCAATTCAAAATCGTTTATTGCAACAGTTCCTGTGACTATAGCAACAAGCGCAAGCCCATAACCACCCATACCGGGATTTATGAATGATGCCGTTGCCGCATTGCTAAGAGTTCCAGATGTTTTTACTGATATTGTCGGTACTACTCTCATTTGAACTGGATAGCTGACAAATTGTGTAATGCCGTTGCCTGCAACTTGGTATCCAGACATTCTAACCGTTCCGCTAGTGCTGTAATACCGCTGGCACAAAGCTAATTCCATGCCGTAGGGTCGCATTTCAAACGCTGAGTTTTCTTCGCCAAATTCAAGCTGAACCTTGCTTAATGTGCCGGTGCTAAATTCAATATTTAAGTTAGTACCGCCCACCGCTGCACCTGATACGCCAGAAGCGCTTAAAACACCTGCGCCAATCTTGCCGGTGGCTGTGCCTGTCCATGACAGCGTATATGTGTTACTTTGTAGATTAATACCCTCGATCACCTGTATCAATGTACCGGCTGATATAGTCAACGTGGTGACATTTAACGCAGTTGCAAAGGTATAAGTACAGCCACTCGCACCGGCTTTCCAGCGATCATGTCCATAAACACCTGCAGCCAGTGTCACTGTGCCTGTAACAGCACGCTGATTAACGCCAAAATTGCCATTGATTAGCGCGTTACGAAAGCCAGACGTTTGCAAGCCCGGTACTGACTGCGAGACTGTCCAGGCGGCTACCGTTCCAGAACCTTGAATGGCTGTAATGGCGACGACTAAAGCGCCCGTACCAGAAGTGTAGGCAGTCACATCACCCAGCATCCAGTTGGTAGGGCTTGCGGTTGATGCTATTTTAACCGTCATGCCTACCACATAGCTTTTTGCCGTCTGAACGGTTAGCGATTTACTGCCCAAGCCTATCAGTAAAGACGTGGTGCTAGTTGAGTTGGTTGCGTTTAACGTCATTGCTACCGCTGTCGCATTGCACTCAGATGCAAAGGTTGGCAAGGCTGTCATGAAATCATCAGCGCGTGCCGAAAAGTTGGTAGGATCAGCGCGACTAGGCGCTGTTGGTAAGGGTGTTATTGCCATTTAAGTGAGTCCTTCTATAGTTAAGCTGCAAGAGCTGTAATCTGGGTAAGCAATGTTAATATCGAAATCTTTATAAAAACCGTACACGATCAAACTGGTGTAAAAGCTTTCTGCACCAATCCAGACAAGCGGGGTTGATCGGTAGGTGGCTAGGGTATTGAATACATCATCGACAATATCATTAGCAATCATTAAGTTTGTATTCATGCGCTTTGCGTAGTTACGCTTCGTGACTGATGTATTACCAAAACCGTCAGTGGCTTTTAATGAATAATCAACAATACCAGCCGAAGCCCCGTATTGTGTACCTCCCAGATCATAATAAGTGCCAACAACGCAGTTACCACACTTTGACGTGCTGCCAGTATTGATAATCGAGACGGTTATTAAGGCACTTGCAACTGACGGAATATCAGTGATGACCAAGTCACTTTTGAATACAAAGCCTTCGTAGAAGTACATATACCAGTCAGAAATACCTGGCGTAACTGTCATTGCAAAAGTTTGGCTATAAACCGTGGTGCTTGATATATCGACAACTTGCACCGTAATTGATGTGGCAGCGACATTAAGCAAGGCAAGACTGTTTATAATCACCATTGATGAGAGTGTAAACGTCAGCGGGGTAGCAATTGCACTTTGAGATCCCCAACCATCATCAAACATTTTCCAGCGATTCGTACTGCTAATTTCCAGCCATAAAATAGGCGTGCCGGTTAAGTTTAAATCAGGTCTGGCGTTTGTATTAGCATACGCGCACTCGTAAATCTTATGCGTACTGACTAAAATAACGCGCTGCCCTTGTGTGTAGGCTGTGCCACTATTCCAAGCCGCGTAGTCAGTCTCTGGTACATTGGTTAATACTGCGGCTGTGTTGATATCAGCATCTCTTGTGACTGCTGCTGAAGTTGTTGGGATGTAGGAAGTTGGGAAAGTTGGGACAGAGCCTAGTTCTATTTGACCGCCATAAACATGCAAATTTCCTCCAGTGCTAGTATCTAATTGTATATTAATGCTAGTTTCTAAAGCTACTGTAGTTTTTACTAAATAAAATCTTTGCCATTCTGTTGTTATATTACAAGTTATAGATGTAACATTACTTAAATTAGTATTTGATAAAAGTCTAACTGTAGTATTTATATTAGATTTTAGATATATAGATAAAATATATGTAGTCGAAGCACTTGCAACAATTCCTAGATATATTCCAGAACTAGTTCCTAAAGTAATAGTATCAGCACTTAAAGTTCCATCAGGAGATATAACAGAATCAATAGATAAAGATGTAGTACCAAATACATCCCAATTACCTAAATTAGAAGAATAAGTCAGTAAATTAGTTGCTGCTGATTCTGTTAATAGCATCGGGCCGCTGCTTAAATCGCTAGGATTGTAATTTAATCGAGGCTCATCAATAGCGGCTGTTTTTATCAGCCCATCCGAGCCGATATAGGTGCCGGTTGATGCCCGCGAAAAAGATCCAGAACCCGATATTATTGCAGGCTTAATTATTTTCATGCCACCACCGCTGATGTTGTGATTGATTGCCCATCCTGCGTTACGTCTCTCAGTATCTTCGCAGTTTGACGGGTATTATTGGCAATCGCTTCTTGCCCTGCCCTCACCTCTGCTCTGAGTGCTTGCAGTTCTGCCACCAGTTCATCGGTGCTTAACAAGCCTTTGCTTTGCCCATTGCTGAATATTCTTGAAGCTCCGGTATTCTCAAGTTCTGGACCGTTTTCCCCAACCACTCGCCAACCGCCTGAGTGATAACCACCGTCTGCAAATTGTGGTAGTGCTTTCTTCTGAGCGTCCAAGCCCATTAATACAGCAAGGGCTTCGGGTAGTGTTTTTTCTATAGCGGTTGTTGTGCCATTAATCGCGTCTAGTTGCTTTTGAGCCATGCTGACTTGAGCATCCGCATAACCTGCCAGATCGCTGATCGTATTCGACGTAATCGCTTGGTCACGCGCGTAGTCTGTAAACGTCGTATAAAGTTGTTCACTTGGTTTTGCAACATCAGCAAGGGCTTTATCCATGCCGGTGATGTTGTCGATTGCCCCGCCCATTTTGGCTATAATTAACGCTGTTTTTAGTAGCGCATTAGCATTAGCCCTGTCAGCTTTCAGGCTTGCGCTAGTTTCAATCGCAGTTGATGACAGCGTTGATTTTAGCTTGCCGGACAATTCAGTTAGTCTTGACATTGCGGTGGTAACATCGCTGGTTGCTTTATCCATTGCCGTGTTGATGTCGGTTAGCGCATAGATTAGGTTTTGCATTGGCCGCAGACTTTCATCCATCGCTGCCAATTCAAGCTCTCTGGTTTTCGCCAAAGCTTCGGCTGTGCGACCTTGCGCTTCCATCAGCTTAATTTCTAAATTAGCGCGTGAGGTTGCCAATACTTTTGCAGCTTCATTTGCTGCGTTTAAGTCAGTTTTTGCTTTTTCGTTAGCTGTGTTTAAGTCAGTTTGTGCATAAATCTCGTTTTGCTTTAGCCACAAGCTTTCGTCCATTGCTGCCAGTTCAAGCGCTCTAGTTTTCGCCAAAGCACCCGCTGTGTCTCCTGAAAGATTCATTAACTGAATTTCTTGCGTGTTTCTTTTTGCTAATAAGGCAGCCGCTAACGTATTGGCGTTGTTTAAGTCAGTTTGTGCATAAATCAATTGTTGCATTGGGCGCAAAGTTTTGTCCATTGCCGCTAATTCTAATTCTCTTGTTTTAGCTAATGCGCCAGACTTATTGCCCTGCAAGTCCATCAGTTTTATATTCATTGCTGTTTTATCGTTAGCAAGACTTTCTTTGTTGCTAAAGTATTCATCCAATTTAGGCGCCATTTCTAGCAATAACGCATATTCAGCAATATTTTCTTTTCCTTTTTTGCCCGCCCGAAAGTCAACCATACTGGCATAGTTATCTCTTGACGCTAATGCTTTATTAATTTGAGCGTCGGTAAATTCTTCTTTTAGCGAGCCTTTTATTGTCTTGGTTGCGCGTGTTTGTTTTTCAGCGTCAGTGGTGAATTTATCAATGAAAAATTCAAAGCGTTTCTGAAATTCCTCAAGTCCACCCGATGCCTGAATAAAAGCATCAGCAATGCCTATAACATCACCCGTTAATTTCTTGCCTGACTGAGCGAAAGCGTCTTTTACTATCTCAACCTCTGCAACGATACGCACCGCTGTCTCAAACATACCCTCACCAAGCTGTTGATATTGTCCAACGATCTTTCCGAATATAGTGGCTGACATGGTGTCCATTGTGGCACCGATGACGTTGTTTAGTTTCTTCGCGGCATCTTCACCAGTCAAGCCCATTAAATCCACTCGCATAGCTGGGATGATGGCTTTCTTAACGGTGTCAGTTAAGCCCTGACCTAGTGATTTAGCAACCACAAGCAAATTAGTGCCGACGTTTTTAAATACATCATTCAAGGCTTTTTGCATATCAGATCCAACAGCCTGATAGCCCGTCATATAGCTGTCTTTGCTTTTGCCAAACAGCCCGCCTGATGTATGGGTTTTAATGTCCGCATACTCTCCCGCCGCAACATTACCGCCAGAAATAACGCCGCCAAGGTTCGTTTCCCAAGTCTCTATGCCCTGACCCACTACTGACTGGGTTTGCTTACCCCCGAACAGAAAGCTGTTCACTTTGTCGAATATGCCACCAATCAACGGTATCTTAGAAACCAATATACTTAGCCCGGCTGTTCCAATAGCCATAGCTGTATTAAGCGATTTTGATATGCCGGTCAGCGCGTCAGTTTGAGTCAGTGATACACCCGACAACCCACCGCCCTGAAAAAGCTGTGTTACCGTGTTTAAAATTGATTTACTGAGATTATTAACGCCTGCATTAATGCCACGCAATTCGACATATTCAGAAGCGTGAATATTCTTAAGTAGATCGTTAGTCTTAGCCAGTGATTCTGACTTAGCGGATGAATCACCCAATACTGTGCCTGTGCCATCGTTTGACTTAGGCGGCTCTGATGCTCCACCACCACCGCCTGATGCAAAGCCTAAGCCTGCCATCACTGCCAACATTGCAGCGACACCAGCAAAGCCAAGCCAGCCAGATTGGGCAAACATGGTTGAGGCACCCTCGGCTGTTTTAACGGCTGTCTTTGTCATCGAGGAGGCGATCTCTTTTATATCCATTGCTAAACGTAAAACCGATAAACCTATTTCTATGTTATGAAAGGCTTTTGCGGCTGATGATTTCTTGTCAAATAGATTAGCAGCGGATCCGGCCATTTGACTAGCACCTGTTAAGCTGGCTTTGACATTATCATTATTTAACTTGGCCTCAGCTTTGGCGTACTTTTCAAAGTTAGCGGCTTTTTTAACGGGGTCAACGGTTGCTTCGTTTAGCTTCTTAGCGTCTGCGTTTTCTTGTAGTTTTTTTGTATTGGCATCTATTGAGGCAACCATCGCATCAAATGCCCCTGCCATAGCAGTAATGCCACCTAATGCGCCATCGAATATAGCCGACGTTACTGCGCCTAAATCCGAGGTTTTAGTATTAGCATCATCCAGCTTTTTGTTATAAGCATCGAGCGAGGCGGTGGCATCGTCTGTGGCTTTCTTGGTGGCTTCTGCGGTGGCGGTCTTGTCAAACTGCGCCATAATTGGTGCTTTGTCAGCACTTGGTATGGATGTTTTTTGACCGTCTGCGCCTGTTGTTGTTAGAGTGGTTTCATAATAAGCACGCGCTGACATAGTTGCTTTGTTGTAGCGATCTATTAGCGAATCAAGCTGTGCCTTTTCATCTTCATTTAACTTTTTCTTTGCCGCTAACGCTGTACCAATGTCATACAGCGCCATTGCTTGAGCAACCATCGCTTGCGTGTATTTCTTTGCATACAGTTCTGCTTCTTTATGTTCACGGGCTGATTTTGATAGCTCAATATTATGAATATTCAAATCACTTAACGTATCAGCAAATGACTTGGCTAGGGCTTCTTGTGCTTTTGCTGCTGCTTTAGCGGCTTTTTCATGTGCTTTTTTTGATTCTGTGCTTTCTTGTAATACCTTTTTTTCTTCATTAGCAGAATTAAGCAATTTATCAGTGGCTGCCTTTTCTTCATTTTTAGCTACAACAACATCATGTGTAGTCTTAATAATATCTTGCTGTTGCTTCTTATAACTTGCTAATCTGTTTTCTTCACCAGCAACTGTATTACCAGTTAAAGCGCCTGCAACTGTCCATGCAGCACCGGCAATACCGCCTTGACTCATGGCTGATATTTTGGCTTTTGAGGTAACGATTTTATTGTTTATTTCTTCCAGCGCTGCAAACTCTTTGCCAACACCGGCGATTGAATCTTTAAAGAAATCTAACCATTCTGTCCAATTACCGACTACCTTTTTTATAAAGCCCTCGCTGGTGTCACCCATCAAGGTATCTTCAAAATCATGCCAAGCATCCGACAAACTGCTTATTTTTCCGTTCAAGGTGTCCATAGCAATAGCATTGCTGCCCGATGCTGCCTCGCCCATCTTAATGATTAGTTTGTCAATCATATCAGTGGTTATTGTGCCTTTTGTAGACATCTCCGCGAGTTGCGCTGCATTTTTACCTGTGACTTCGCCCAATAGCTTCATCACTGGAACGCCACGCTCCATAAGCACGTTCATATCTTCCATTTGCAGTTTACCCTTGGAATGGGCTTGACCTAACTGCATGGCAATAGATGTTAATGTTTCCTGACTACCACCCAGCTTTGATGCTTGATTGGTTAGGGCTTCCATGACTTGCTGAGTGGGTTTAATGCCCATATTCTGCAAGACAATAAAAGTTTTTGTGAGTCCTGAAATTTCAAACGGGGTGTTTTTGGCGAAGTCTTTTATTGAATTAAAAGCAGCCGTTGCAACTGTAGCAGATCCCGTTACTGATTTAAGACTGGCTCTTAGGGTTTCCATTTCCCGATTAGTTGCCAAAATATCTTTAGCAAAACCCGCTAAACCAAGACCGGCAAATATGCCGCCTAGATTTTTAGTCGCTCTCTCAACAGCCGACATGGAGGTGGCAGTACGTCCACCTGCTGCACCGAGTCTGTCAAGCTCACCAGTAGCGCCACGCACATCTGTCGCGTCAACTCTAATACCGAGTGTTGCAATATCCATTGTCATTTCGTGGCCGCCTGTTGCTTTTGGTAATGATTCATAAAGACAGCGTCTAACTGCTTCATGATGCTGATTTCTTGCGCTGTGACTTGTTTATTCATTAGTCGGTTCCATGCGTCAAGTTCGGTAAAACTTATCGGGTTGACTGTATACCCGTTGCTCGTTCTTGCGTCGTTCAGCTCTAAGAAATCCCGCCAGATAAATTCGAGTGTCTCAGGAAAAGGCACTGTTATTAACTGCTCTGGCGTTACTCCCGTTTGTCTTTGTAGTGCCTCAAGGTGATGACGCAGTGACACGCCATCCCCCTGTTTTTCGCCTAGTGCCAGTTCATTCTCGGCAAATAACAATAACTCTGTTACTTGCTCGAAATAAAATTTGACATTAGATCCGATGCCGCACTGACTTGATCCCTAACTTCAGGATTTACTTTACAGATGTGCAACGCCATTTCTTTGCTAAACTCTACCGGCTTACCGCCATCGTTCAAGCCCTTCCAGCCAATGATAGTGGTTGCCGCTAGCTGTACGCCAAAGGCTTCATCTTCTTCTACCTTGCGATAGTCGTCTTTACCTTTCTTCGCCAACATCCTCTCTCTGTCACGCATGTTGTTGACCGCTTTGCGCGTCCACTCTTTTACTGTGTCAGCGTGTTTGCCCAACACTGTGATGTAAAAACCCTCACCAATGCCGGTTGCTTCGGGGATAAACTCAAACTCGTAACCTTGTTCAGATGTTGTGCTTAAATCAAGTGCTGATAATTCCATTTGTTGTTACTCCGAGTCTTGAATTGAGATAATGGTGCGGTCATATGCCAATGCAGTACCGCCCACAGTGGTGTCAGCTATTCTGGCGGTAAATGGGTATGTGCCTACTATGCCTTTGTCGCCATCATCTTTGCTGTCACCATCTAAGGTGATGCTAGGCAATGTGATAGTGAAAAAATCAGCAGTAGCCGCAGAGCCGTCAGTGATGACAGCAACCAGAGCGATTGAAGTGGCAGCGTTAAATAAGTCTGACAAAGTCATTGCGTCAAATAACGCAGTGAATGAGCCAGAGACTTCGATGGCACCGCGTTGAATGTCAGGTGATGTATTAGCCCCAACTACAGCGCCCATGCTGGCTGCTTTGCCGTCAACCGAGATAGTCAAGCCAGTGATGTTAGTCACCTTAACGCCATTAACAATCAGCACACCATTGACGGCAGCGATTGGGTTAGTGGTTGACTCTGTGGGTGTAGTGAAAACGCGACTACCAGTTGATACCGGACGATCAAGACCCGCACCAGTGATGGCAATGGTTGCGTTACCGGTAGCCGGTAGACCAAAATCAAGTTTACCAAACATAATGTCTGTGTAAGTTTGAGAAACGCTTAAATCGCCATACCATTCTTCCAATGTGTAATAGTCTTTAGTGTGTCCGGTATCAGGCACATAAGTCCGTTTGCCGGTTAAAGTAGTAACGCAAGTGGTACTTGCACCAGATGATACAGTCGCGCCATCTAAAGCAATGAACGTAATGACTGTGGCAGTGACTGAGGTAATTAAAAAGTTACGGCTGTTGTTGGCAGTGACTGACCCGGTAGTGATTCTAAACACACCACCAACCTTAAGACCACCGGCTAGGAAGCCCGTTCCTGTCGCAGTCCAAGCACCCGCAGCTCCTGCGAAAGTGATAGTTTGTGATGCCAATGCAGTTACTGCCGCAAAGTCACGACGCAGGATTGAACCGATGACCGCTGAGTATGTTCCGGGCGATAACACGCCATTTAGCGAGGTGTCTACTGAGCGTGTACCGTGTGTTTTACCAGTCGATTGCTGATGTGTTGCAATTTCGTTGTTAGCATACGTTTCTTTTTTAAGATTCGTACTTGATTGTTCGCGACGTAAAGCGGTTGCACCTGTGCCTGTAGCGGCTGTTCCAAGTGCTGATTGCTTTTTAATCGCAACGATTTTATTTATACCCTGAGCTATCATTTTTTTTCCTTATTTCATTTAGTTTAGGTTGTTATTTATTCTTTCTTCTAGCAATCATCATGGCTTCTCTGTATTCAGGATTAGCCCATTTTTCTTTCATCATAGCTGATTGGATTTCAGCGTTTTTTAATTGTGATATTTTTTGCTTAGCAGATAGTTTCATCTTATATTCTGGATTACTCCATCTTTCCAGTAGACCATCACTTAACTTTGCTCTTGTTGCATCAGTAGTTATTCGTCCCTTTCTGACTTTTGATATATGAGCAATAGCATCAGGATTTGCCCATTGCTCTTTAGCTTTTTTGCTTTTAATTTCTTTTAGGATGTTTTGAGATTCACTCATTCTTTTTCTTGTCTCATCACTTGCCTTTAAACCTATCTTTGCAAGTGACATCTTATCTCTGCTTTCTTTAGATCTTTTTATTCCTAAAGGAGAGCCAGCCGCTTTAGCAGTGTTATAAGTTTGTAATGATCCAAATGAATCCATCCAATACTGCTCTCTTATAGTTATTATTTCTTTTCCACATAACTCTAATATTTTATTTTCAAATGAATTAGCACCATATTTATTAAATGCCGATTGCAGATGAAAGCAATGGTGATGACCATCTATTAATTCACTAAAATGCTGCTGTATTCTTTTTTTTATATTTACAGACTGCCCAACATAAACCTTATTGTTTATTGTGTTTCTTATTGCGTATATTCCACTTTCTGATGGTAAAATTGTATTAAGCATGATGACTCCTAAGGTCTGATTGATTAGAGCCTTAATAGTGTTGTCCACGCTATTAAGGCTTGCTTATTATAGCACAAAAAACAATATAACTTATTGATTACAAAGATAATCATACCGAAATGTAAGTGTGAAAACGAATTCTGACGGGGATGACATATCGATCCCCATCGTTGTAAGCTGGTTTTACTTCTGGTGTTGCGGTAATGGTTAAGCTACCCAATGAGATTCCACGTTTAAAAGTCGTGCGTAATAATTCAGCCCGAACTTCAACTGCGTTAGAACCGACCGACTGTGGATAACATAAATCTACCTGCAAAAAGCCCTGTTCCTGAAAGCTTGCGCCAAACTCTTGGTTATCGGGTTCAGCCAATAGCAAACTTGCACGCTGATAAGGTGTACCAACTACCGGCGTAAAAGGCACGTTCTGCCATGCTGTTGCTAAAGCCGGTGTCATGCCGTCAAGCGCTGATTCCAGAGTGCTACGAATAGCGGAAATACTCATGGATTAACCTCCTGAACTGCACGTCTAACAATTCCTTGATATTCTGATATAGTCAAGCCCACCATTCCTGATGGTGCTTGTGATGACCAACCATTCTCAAGACGTATTGAATAAGGTAAATTATTGACGATGTAGTGAATCTTTCCCGATGCCTGCTGTGGTATTTCTCCAATCATGCGAGCCAGTGTTGAGCCACCATCTGCATCAATAGCGTCAAGTGTGTCACTAGGCATAGAGCCATTATCATATTGCCAGTTAGCTTTGAAACGTCCACCCACATAACTGCTGACACCATGCACTGATTCATAATCGACATATTGCCCATTGTGCATCGTTACCCAGATCTCAGGATTACCCACAGGTGATTTTCTGACCACTGAGCGCATTAGGTTAATGATGACTTTTTTAGTGACCAGATCCACATTGCTGTGAGTTCGATTAACAAAGCGGCTTATATCCAGTGCAAAGTTACCCGCCATCACACACCCCTGATATTACATTCACACAGCACGTTGATGCCTGCTGGTGCGAGTAGCTTGATAAAAGTGATGGTGTAAGTCGTAGCGCCTATCGTTACAGTGTCATCCAAGTGCGGCGCTGTTACCCCTGCCATAGACAGCAATAGTTTCTGATCGCCTTGTTGTATCAATGTACCGTCAATGTCTTTAGTGCCGCGAGGAAACACAACTGCTTTGACTTGTTGCGTTGAAATCGTAACCGCCGCATTGCCCGTTGCTGGATTGTAAGCACCCACCGTTTTAGTCGTGAGCGTGACAAGCTGCCCCAAGTCTGCCAGGGTGTTGTCTGCAACCAATGCCATATCAGCGTAAAAACTCACCTGACGACCTTACGCTCAACGCTAGATGCCAGCTCGAAGTAAGGCGCAAGTGATGCGGTGATCGCTAAATACTGTGCAGACTGTGGCGAGTATTTATCAAATTCAACCTCAATGTCACCCACCTTGGTACGGGTTTTTTGTTGTGTCGAATCGCTTAATAATTCACCGGCTGACGCTCTTAATGCTAACTCTGAGCAAGCGTTAACAATGACTCTTGGCACTGCTGAACTTGAGGTGACATAACCATTTACAAAGACGTTATAGCGAGGCCATGACAGCGCCTGTGTTGACGTTGTGCGTGTGCCTGCCCAGCGTTGCGAGTAGACTGCCTCCATATAATCGGTGGCTTTTCTAAGTGCTACCTCTTGTTGTGCTGTCGTTAAAGCCAACCATGCAGAATTACCGCGCGCTGTGAAATAGGCCAGCGCATCCGCTACACTACAAAAGCTTTCGCTGGTTGCTGATGCTGTGCCAGTTTCAACGACTAACGCCATTAGATAGCTTCCTCAGCCGGTACAGTTAAAACAACACTCGGATCAATCTCTGGTATCACCTGCACCAATCCCAAGCCTGCCAGTGCTGATTGCCAATCATCAGATCTTACCCATTTAGGCCAAGGGGTATTTACAAGTGCATCGACCTCGTCATTGTTAAAAGGCCCAGAAGTGAAATAATGCGTAACCGGAAGGTGTCCATCCGAACTAGCTTGTGCGTTAAAGTATTCAGTTGTGGTTACGTCTTGCGCTTTGGTTCGATCTTCAGCTAAAACGATAATCGTACAATTAGTGAAATTTGTCATTAGAATGTGATTCCTGTTTTAGTAGCCATGTATTGTTCGGTTTGAGTAACGCTGGCTGTGTCAGATTGTGCGCCTCGGATGATGGCACCGTAGAAGTTGCCGTTTAATTGATACGCTGTGCCAGCTCTTGCGAATAAGTAGAGTGGATAGTTACCAAAGTTGCCAGTGCCTAAAGAGCTTGCTAATGTTGATTTTTCAACACCATTATTTCTAAACACTAATGAAGGCGAAAGTATTGCCGCTAAACCTGTAAAGACCTCTGATATTGGGCTTGAGAAAGATACATCACCGTAAACTTCTCTACTTAAAGTACCTCTTGCACCCCACGATGCTTTTTCTGGAGTTCTTCCAACTATTAATAACCAAGCCCCATTTCCTGAAGATATTGTTGAATCACTGCTCAATTCAGCAAGTACATTAAAATTAGCATCACTCAACTTCCTAACCCCCGCAACAACAGTCATCTTATCCGTAGCCGTAAAGTCAATGCTGTTAGTAGACATCGCGCTTTGTAGCCCGTTACACTTGAGATACAGCGGAAATCCTACACTGTCGTAGTCTGAGGCTGTGTTGACACGCTGGTATGCGGGTAGTAGTGCGCCTGAGTTGGTTGGGCGTAGGTCTGCTTGTTTAATAAACAACCCTTTAGTTATGTCTCCTAAATATTGCTCAAGCCCATATGTATTATAAGTTGGAGTACCTGTAGAATTTAAACAAAGCGAAAAATATATTGATGTGCTATTTAAATATCCGGTAACTGATAATAGTAAATACCCGTCATCAGTAGGCGTTATAGAGTGACTTACTAATGTTCCTGATACTGACCCAACCCCAGTTTTACTTGCATTTTTATTTATTAAATCAAATGTTACGCAATGATAATAATTTGCATTTTGTCCTGTAATAGATAAAGTACAAAAATCCCTGCCGTTTGGTTTAACTTTTACAGTTGCTGTAGTTATTGTATTTACTGGTTGCGATATAGAACATTCAATGTCATGAATCGCTGTTGCTGTTGTCGCTGTTTCTGTAAGAGTGTTTGTTGTTGTTGTTAGTCCGTTTTTACTCCAAGCCCCATCACTAAAATCCTCCGTCTTAGTTAAGAGGTTCACGCGTGAACTCAGTATCGGGCGGTTAGCGGAGGTGGCTTGGAAAGCGTGGTTGCCTGCGATTTGGCGGACGGAGATGTTGTCTATATACATTTCAGCAATAAACCCTGAAACTCTAGATACTCCAAAGGTTTTTATACCGTCCATTGCAATAAAAGTGATTGTAGATAACCCAGTAGTTAGGGGTACTGATCTTACGGTGTTTGCATTATTTACATAGAACCACGCTGCTGTTCCTGTGGCTGTTATTAAATTACAATTAAAACTTATCTTAACAGGTGAGGTGGATACAACCTCTTGAACTAGGGAGTTATATACATTTGATAGAGCGTGGTACGCCATTCCTCCAGATACTACCCAATATCCGGGAGTGCTTTGTGTCCACCCAGTCGTCCCATTACTAAAATCACCATTAGTCACCAGTTCAGCACCTAGCGCCAAGCCCTTACTCTTATCGAGCATCAAGCCGACAGGATACTCGAGTACAGCAGGTAGAGTTCCTGCGGAGTCTTGGAATAACGAAGTTAAATCTGAGGGGTCGTACCATGCACCGGGTTCTCCTTTTGCGAACCATGACAGCGGGTTAAACTTGAGCCTCGCTATTCCCAGACCTCTGATGCCAAGTTGTAACATTATGCTGACGGAGTAATGTACGCTGTGCCAACGCTTCCGGCTGTGATAAACGCCATCTTGTCACCTGCGTTCCAGCCATAAAGTCGATACTGCACGTTCGCCAGTAAAGGTAAACAAGCGGTGGTTGCTGTTGGATTTACGCCCTCGATCACGAAGCAATCGACTGTTGACATTACGACCGCAGCATCGTTTATATCTGCACCTGTGATATTAAGCAGAGCCGGTGATTGTGCGGATGTGCCTGAAATGGCAACCGATAATGTGGATGCTGACGAGGGTACTTTAATGCTAAGTTCAGGCATGGCAAATCCTAGTTGAGTGTTTTAAAGAATGCCCACTCACTAGGAATGGGCATCGTTTATTGACTAATTATTGATAGACGTTAAACGGGCTATGCCTTTGCGGTTAAAGCTTGCAAAGTTTGAGTAAGACTTAACGCGAGTGATAACCTCGTCTTTAGTCTCAGCCACCCCTACTGTTTCGATAGCAATACCGGCCGGTACGTTGATTGGGTGAATCATAGATACACCGACCTTGTTACTACCATCATCCCAGCATCCCGCATAAACCGAAGCCAATGCACCACCTGTTAAGGCCGCGCCGTTAGCGGTTTCAGCAATAGACAGATAGTCGTTTTGAAACATCGGGATGCCTTCGTAAACCGAGACATTGCGAGTAGTGCCGTTAGGCATAGTGAAAGCCATTGTTTCAGTGATGCCGCCTAATGCCCGAACCAATGCTTTATAGTTGCGTAGAGTACGAGCCGGTAACATGATCCAGTCCACTTGACCGTCTTTAGATTTCACCAAGTCCAACAACTGATCGAGCAACAATAAGCTAATCGCTTGACCGGCTGAGGCTGTGGTGAATTGTCCTGAATCACACAAGCTGTGCAATGAGTTCAATGCAGGAGCTGTACCTGTGCCTGTAGCAACACCCGCTTGAAGTAAGCGACCCACTGATTTAGCTTTAGATGAAATCTCAATGGCTAACTGATTGACACCCGCAGAAGTTGACTGTGCAGCGACCAAGCCATTTATTTCAGCATCACCGATTGTGGTAGTCGCTGAGTATGGTACTTGTGTAAAGGTCGCAGCGGCTTTTGCTGTGATAGTACCGCCAACCGCTAAGTGTTGCGCGTCGCCTAATGCGTTTTCACGGTTTACAAGGATAGCTTGACCTTCATAGCCAGTCCAAGGCATTGCAGACCACATTGGGTTGGTAGTGATAATGTCCTCAGCTACGCCTTGAACGATCTGGTTGTTGATTAACTTTGCTGCTTCTGCGAGTGTTTGAGTTGCCATTGTGATTCCTAAGTTTTAAGTTTGTTGTGCCAACCCCGCGGCTATCTTCTGCACCGAGGTTAACGGTATTTGATTCGTTGTTCCGTTCCCACTACCCTGTGAGCCTCCACCTGAATTTTCCGGTGCCTTTACAAAATGCTTGCCATCGTCTGAGACTGCCCATTCCTTCACAAAATCGGATACTGACTTATCGCCAATTCTGGCTGTCCGTGTATCACCTTCTGCGACGATCTGTGCTTGTCCTGCAAACATGGCTTTAACAGCCGGTAAAAATTGCGGTGCTACACCATTCTTTACAAGCTCGTCAGTCAAGCCGTTGTCGATTAAAAGCTTCTGTGTAAAACCTGTCTCCGCTTTTAACTGTGTCTGCAAAGTCTCCAGTGTTTTCGCTGAATCTTTCGCCGACTTCTGACTGGCTGAGAGTTCGCCTTGTAGCTTGTCAACTTGCGCTTCAAGATCAACCACTGTTTGCGGGTCAATCTCTTGACCTTTCATGAGTTTTTTGTTCTTATCAAGCAACTCTTGGTTTTTAGTCTTTAGTCCGCTAGTCGCTGCTTCAACTGCTGCATCTATAGCCGCTTGAATCTCTGGTGTAATGTCCATTGTGTCCCCTAAGGATTTGGAAGGCTTAGCCCGGTTAATCGCCTAACGATTTGAGCGCATTATAACATAATTGCAGTTTTTGCAATATATTTACTTATTGCAATTTTAGGAGGAATTTCAGACATAAAAAAACCAGCGGTTAAGCTGGCTTTGGGGTGGTGTTCGTGGGGGTTATGAATATTTCTTTCTCAACTCTGCTAACGATAATGGCTTTCCACCGCTTATCATCTGATCCATTGTTATCTTGCCATTTCGCCATAGTTCAGCCCTGCCCTTACCAAGAGTTCTATCAGCGAACGTGGGATCTGTTTCTGTCTTGCGCTTGAGCCAGTCATCGAAGCTTTTATCTGTGACTTGCCCAAACATAGACGCTCTCGTTGATTCTGGAAGCTCATCTATCCCTGTAATGCCCAACTCAGCCCATGTCTTTAGTACCGGAATACAGCTACAACGGCAGCGAAAATGAATCGGAGGCTGTTTAAATGCCATACTATGATTGACTGGCTTGTTAGTGCCATTTACCCAGCGTTTGT